AATGTAATGCTGAAGATTCCCAATAAAGACGCAGAAGGCGGCTTTGTGGAGATGACAGCAAGCCGTGCGGCTTCCATTCTGGGTCAAGGAAGTGCTATCCATGAAAATGCTCGTAAACTGAAAGCAGAACGCGCAGATTTTGAAGAGTATGAAAGTAAGCGCCGTAGTGAATTGGACGGTTTGCAGATTGGGCTTGAATTTACTATCGTTCCGCAACTAGAAACAGCAGCAAACGAATTAGTAACCTTGCAACAATATAACCAGCAATGGAAGCAAATCTACGATAACGCGACTACTGAAGTTCAACGTAGCGAAGCTGAAGCAGCAATGCGACAGAACGCAGCATTGATTAAGCAAAAATCGGATTTCATTACGGAAAGTCGGCCTAAAGTTAACCAGTTTTATCAGGCTAGGTCTGAATTTGTAAAAGAAACGCTTGAGAAATCTCGGCAATCATTTACAGACAAAGAATTGGCAAACAAGGCAAACTTTACCGAACTTAGAGATAAGTTGGCAAAGGACTGGAAGGGTGCAAATGGAGCATTTGTTCCTGGTGTTCCAAATATTGATTTGGTATCCAGTGATGAATATCTGTTGGGTCTTATTCGTGATGGCATGAAGTTCCGTGAGGGGCCAATTGTCAAAAATGCTGGTGGTTCGTTAGCAGCGGCTAACAAAACACTGGCAAAGTCTAAGACTGTTCCTGAAGACAAGCTGGAAACTCTGCAAAAGAAAGCAAATTCGGGCGATAAGAATGCGACTCGGGATTTATTGGCAACCATGCTTGCATCAAATAAACGCAAGCGTTAATTTTTAGGATTTATTATGGCTACTATCACCTCTACCTCGCTTGGTAACGGCAATGGCTCGTATACCACCGATATCGTCGTCAAAGACCTCGATATGACCGTTTCTAACTATGTTAAGGATCGTACCCCGATCACTAACATGGCTATGAGCAAAAAACGTAAAGTAAATTCGACTCTGCACATCTGGCCCGTGGATTACTACCGTACTCCCGTTCTGAATGCAAAGTTGGAAGGCGCTGCTGTTTCTGCTTCTGACGCTGCTTCCAATACCCGTGCAAACTGCGGTAACTACACCCAGATTTTCACGACCACGATTGGTGCTACTGGCACCGCCCGTGCTGTGGAGCAAGCTGGTGGCGATCCTCAGGCATACCAAGAAGTCAAGCAATTGACTGAAATCATGTTTGACGTTGAACTCCAAATGGTTCGTGCTGACGGCGCTTCCATCAAGTACAGCGGTCAAGCCGGTACTCAGCCTAGCGGTTCTACAACCACCAACTCTGGTCGTCGTTTTGGTTCCTTGTTTGCTTTTGCTGGTACTCGTTCGGGCAACCCAACTTCCGGTACTGCTGTGTTGAACTTGGCTACTTCTGACGGCAACGACACCACTTCCACCACCAGCACCAACCAGCCTTTCAATGGTGTGTTGGCTAATGCAGGTTTGGGCTACTTCTCGTTTGCATCGGGTCAAACCTTGCAACAGTTCAGCCCCTTCCTGTACAAGCAATTGGTAACAACTGCTGAGCAACGCTTCAACGCTAAGATCACCAACATGGTTGTTCCTACCTCGATGCGTACTCACATCAGCGACCAACTGCCTACCAGCCGTTCTATCAACCGTTTTAACCCTGCTGACAAGGGCGACACGATTGGTACTTACGAAGGTGACTTCAACTACACCTACCAGATCGACGACTCTTGGGTCATGGATCAAACTGGTTCGGATAACAACTCGGTTCTGTTCATGAACCCTGACGTTATCCAGTGGGGTTCGTTGCGTGAACTCGGCCCGAACAACGAAGTGTTCAGTTCTGCTGACGCTTCTTTGGATCAGTACATCATGGAAGGTACTTTGATTGTGCGTAACCCCGCAGGCGTGGGCGTACTGTCTGGTATCTCGCCAACTGGTGCTTCTGTGACGGCTCCTCGCTCTTCTACCCAAGTGCAGCGTTACCTGTAATCCTCTAAGGGTTTCTGAAGAAGGTTGGCAACAGCCTTCTTTGGAAAGCATGGAGAATGAAAATGGATGATGAAGAAGTAAAAGTTAACGAAAAATATTATTCCGAGGGAATCTTGGAATCTGGTATTGAAGGCGTTTTGCGAAAGAACGACAAACTTTTTAATGAAGTTAAGTCTAAAAACTGGTCGCAATCATTCAATACCGAAAACATTAACTACAAAGTTGGTGCTGTAGATGGTGAACGCTATGTTCAGTATGAGCAAAAAAATGTAGAAGAAGTTCGACAGTTTTGCAAAGAACGTCGAGAATTCCACAAGATTCATGGAACTGACAATCCATTCTTTGCTGGTACTGCACACATGATGCAATTGCCCAAGTGTTTTGCACATGAAATCTCTTCCAAATGGTTTGGTAATCGCCCTTGGGAATTGATTAAAATGGACAAAAAGGACAAGATTCTTTTCTACGCCATTGTCAATGAATATTACAGCGATTTTGTATGCCACCCAAGTGGGAAAATCCCGCTTCCGTATAATCCTGCAATACCTACAAAATAAGGTTAACAAATGGCACTATTCATTCAATCAGCTAATTCTCTAGTTAGCCGTATCGCTCAATGGGTAGGTGCCATACCTTCTGCGCTGACTATCACAGCCACTGCAATCAATACCACAACTGGCGTAATTACTACCTCGGCATCTGCCGTAGGAACAGTCCTTGTTGGTGACTTTATTGGCCCAAGCGTTCAAGGGCCTTATGCTGCGGTTACGGCTGTTTCTAGTACAACCATCACGGTTAACGATCCAGACGGCGTATGGACGGGTTTAACGACTCCTGCGGCTATTCTGAAGCTGCCAACACAATCTTCAATGGAAATCATGGCTTGCATTCAAATGTGCGAGTTAAAAATGCGTACCATTGAATTGCCAGCATTGCGTTCTGACCCATACACAACCACAACCCCAACAATCTTGACTACAAATGCTCAAGGTATGGCTCCTATCCCTGCGGATATGAACTCGCCCATCTTGTTCTTTCAAGATACTCAACCTCAGAACCAACCAGCAGGTGCTACAAATGTTGGCCCTTGGATTATTTATGACCGTGTGGGCGACCGTGAAATCATTCGCCGTAGGATGATTGACCAACTGTACATCCGTCCTTTTGGTGTGCCACGGGTTATTCGTGCATCTTTTTCTGAAGTTGGGCCAAACTATGTGTTTACGCCCAATCCTGGTGAAAACGTACAAATTAAAGCCTACTACAACAAAACCTTTCCATTTTTGTTCAGTGCAACTACAGATAATTTAAATCCATTGGTGCAGTCCAATGCTGTACTTGGTTCTTTCCCAGAAGGTTATTTGTACGGAACTTTGTCGGCTTACTACGACAAGAATAAAAACTCTGACGAATCTCAAAAATGGGATGTTCGATTTGATGCTGCTTATGGTCTAATTGAAGATCAAAACTACAAAGGTAAGTGGCGTGGTGGGGATCAACACCTTACGTCTGAATACCAGCCAAGGTCTTATCGCTACAGCTTTAAGTGATCTAAATTTTAAGGATTCAATATGGCGACAAGTGGCCTATATGGAAACACAGCAGCAAGTGTTGTAGCCCTGCCTTCAGGTTCCGAAACTTCTGGTTTGTACGGAAACAATACAGTTTTTGGTGGCACTTATTTTGAGTGGTTTATTTTTCAAGATTCAGCAACTCAATCGGCAACTCCTACTGGCGGTTCTTGGGACTTTACAACAAACTTAGGAACTCCTCCTACTGGCTGGTCAAATCAACCTCCTGTAAATCCTATTTATAAAGTTTGGATTTCAATTGCACTTGTTAACTCTAGAAGTTCTGCTACATACACTTGGTCAACTCCAGGATTAATGTCGGCAATTACAAACGGAACCGTTACATCCGTTGGATTGTCTGCGCCATCATTTTTATCTGTATCTGGTAGCCCTGTAACAAACAGCGGCACATTGGCTCTTTCGTACTCTGGTACGGCTCTTCCTGTTGCCAATGGCGGAACAGGAACAACTACACCTTCTTTGGTAGCAGGAACAAACGTCACTATTTCCGGAACTTGGCCTAATCAAACCATTAACTCTACGGCAAGTGGTGGCGGCACTGGAACAGTTACTTCTGTTGCCGCAACTGTTCCTTCTTTTTTGTCAGTTACTGGTAGCCCAATTACAACAAGCGGAACTTTGGGAATCACTTATTCTGGTACTGCACTTCCAGTAGCAAATGGCGGAACAGGTGTTACTGTATCAACTGGAGCAAATTCTGTTGTTTTGCGTGATGCAAACCAAAATATTACAACTAATGCAATAAATGATGGTTATTTGAATACTACCGCTTCTGGAACTTCAATTATTTTGACGGCTGATTCTATTCGTCGATACACAATTAATGGTTCTGGCGGTCAAATTATTCAATTGCCTAATGCAACTACATTGGCAAATGGTGCTATTTTTGAGTTTGACAACAATCAAACTAGCGGTGCAGTCACAGTAAATAATAATTCAGGCACATTAGTTGTTTCTGTGCCTAGTGGCGGTATTGTTAGGGTTGATTTGTTATCTAACGCTATTGCTGCTGGTTCTTGGGATAAACACAGTTTAACTCCGTCAAATGTATCTTGGTCAACCAATACATTTGATTACCCAGGTTCAATTACATCTGCCACTTGGAACGGAGCAACAGTTGCTTATAACCGAGGTGGCACTGGACAATCAGCTAACTTTGTTGCTGGTGGCATTGTTTACGGTTCTACTACAACTGCAATGGCAGTTACTCCAATTGGTACAAGTGGACAAGTTTTAACTTCTGCTGGTGCTGGAACGCCAACTTGGACAACACCAACCACAGGTACGGTTACAAGTGTTGCGGCACTTACATTAGGAACTACTGGAACTGATTTAAGTTCTAGTGTTGCAAATGGTTCTACAACGCCAGTTATTACGTTGAATGTTCCAACTGCATCTGCTTCTAATCGTGGCGTTTTAAGTAGCGCCGATTGGACAACATTTAATAGCAAAGGTTCTGGTACGGTTACATCAGTCGGTGGAACAGGCACGGTAAGCGGAATCTCTTTGTCTGGCACAGTCACCAGTTCTGGTAACTTGACCCTTGGTGGTACGCTTGATCTGTCCAGCCCTCCTGCCATCGGCTCTACGGCAGCAAACACAGGCGCATTTACTACATTAAGCGCATCCTCTACGGTAAGCGGGACAGGATTTAGTACATATCTTGCCAGCCCTCCTGCTATTGGTGGCACAGCGGCTGCTGCTGGTAGCTTCACAACATTAACAGCAACAACATCAGTAACAACGCCTATTGTTCAAAATAGTGCTGCTGCTGCTATTCCATTCAAAACAAATTCAGCAACAAGTGCAATAACCCAGTTTAATGTAGATCACACAAATTCTGCTGTTAACTATGTACAGGTAACGGGTGGAACTACCGTAACTAAAACAGTAACCGTATCTGCACAAGGTTCGGATACAGACGTTGATTTAGCTTTAGCGCCAAAAGGCGCAGGGCGCGTTACTGTTTCAACTAGCATTAAACCTAAAGTTAGTAGTGCAGCAAACGTAACATCTCCATTAGCTTGGAACAGCACATCTTTTGACGAATACGCCATTACTGCTTTGGCTAATGCTTTGACAATTAACGCTGATGCAAACGCATCTCCTGCTGACGGTCAAAGAATGCTGTTCAGGTTTAAGGACAACGGAACCGCACGTGCATTGACTTGGACAACAGGTGCAACAAACGCATTTCGTGCTGTTGGCGTTACTTTGCCTACAACTACTGTTGCATCTAAGCTGGTATATATTGGCTGTATATACAACTCTGCTGATTCCCGTTGGGATGCAGTAGCTGTGTCGCAGGAGGCGTAATGGCAAATAAATATTGGGTGGGTTCTGTTAGCGGCTCTACTCCCGCTTCTGGTAATTGGAGTTCTTCTACTGGATGGAGAACAACATCTGGCGGTCTTGTAATTACTACCCCACCCGGAACCGCTGACGTTGCCGTTTTTGACAACAATTCCTTTTTAGGTGCCGCAATTACGGTCACCGTTAGCTCTGCACAAAGTATTTTAGGGATTGACGCTTCTGGAATTACTACGGGTGCAAATGGCGTTACGCTTGCCGGTACAGGTGCCATAGAAATTCGCAATAGTGGCTCAATAACTTTACCTTCGTCTCGTTTTTTCTGGACTAACACAGGTATTCTAAGTACAAGGTCGGGTGCAACTTGCACATGGACAACAAATGGGGTATCAATATCATCCCCAATTTCTTTGGTAGCTCCAACGCTAACACTTGGCAGCAATATTAACTGTACAAATACGCTTACAGTAGGTGGCGGAACTATTAACTTTGGTTCATATCAAATATTTTGCACTACAGCTACAGTTAATGATACAGCAGGTACATGGAATGCAACAACACAAGGCGCGGGGATTACCGTCACCAATCCATCTGGAACGGTTCTTACTTGGCCTGCTAGAGCAGGAAGACCTACCTTTTCCGCAATTAAACCTGCAATTACTTTCACATCATCTGATCCGTCTATAACAACAGGCAGAACAGTTAACTGGACAGGAACAAGTCATTATTCAACAACCTCAACAACTCCGGGTTTTGTTTTTACTAATGGTTCCGATCAAGTAAATTTTTCGCTTCCAGTAGCAGCCGCCGGATTTTATTTTAACTTTGCGTTTTTAGACACTACTGGTTTTAATGGTTCTATTACATTTTCGTCAAACACTCCCACTACTCTTAATATTTATGGTGATATAACAATACCTCCCGGATTAAAAGCTTTATCAGTTGCTCAAATAGGGTTAGCCGGAACATCATCAAATAAATTTGCAGTAAATGCCACGTCTTTAACTTCAGGTTATTTATTTTTTGTCATGTCTCTGACTGCTGTTTATGTGCAACAGGGTAATTTGGCAAATTGCAGTTTATCTATACTTAACGGTTATCCATACCAATTTACAACTGGTTATTTTATATTTAATAATACTGGGATTATTTCCGCAAATTATAATGCCGTAAACAATACATATTTTACAGGGGATATAACATTTGGAACTTCCAATTTTACTTTAATTGATGCATTTAATTTTACGCTCTGTACTTCAATAACAAAACAATCTAACACAAGCAATTTATCAAGTGATGTTTTAGATATTCAATTAACATCATTATCTATTCCCATTACTCTTGGTGGCGCTACCAGTTATGTATATTTTACCAATGCTACTCAAACAAGTAGTACAATTAGTTTTAATGGAAATATTATTTATTTAAAACTATATTATTCAAATTTAAATAATATTGTTTTTAATTCTTATAATGTTGGTTTTTTAGATATAACTTATTCAACAATTACAAATTCATCCCCAATTACTATAAATACAACAGGAATTCGTTTTAATACTTCAGGTAATATTAATTTACCAAATAATTCTATTATAAATACTACTGGTGGTATGAGGATTGGTTTTGTAACTGTAACAAACCAGTACACCGTTAATTTTAATATTTCTTCTGGCACAGACGCATACATATATAATTATAGTTCCGCTGGCGCTCCATCAGGAGCCGTTCCTACCGTAAACATTAGTGGCGGCGGCAATGTTTATTTTGAAGATGGCAATAGTGATTTTACTACTAATTTTTTTAAATCATTAAACACAACTGGTTTTACGGGAACATTTAATAACCTTGCTAATCTATGTGTTGTTTACCTTAAAGATTTTTTAACGCAAAGTTCAACTGATTCTTTTTTGCCTGTAGTTATAAGTTTATATGATGGAGCGTCCGGTGGTAGTTTTTCTTTAAACACATCTAAAATATGCAGATTTTATGGAAGCACTTCTACACAATCTATAACATTTGGCTCTTCAACTCTTGAAATTTTACCTAATTTTTCTTCAACAGGATATTTTCAAATTGGTAGCGCAAGTGTAAGCAATGTTCCTAATACTATAACTGTGTCATCCGGTACGACAGGTGGCCCTTGTACTTTAGATTTTAAGTCTTCAACTAACTTAAATAATGTTGTTATTAATTCAGCTTCTGTAGTTATTATTGCTGGTCGCATATCTAATTTAACTAACAGCGTACAACCAACTACAGTTAAATTTGCAAGTAATATTACTTTTGGTGCTTTTGGGCTTAACGGAACATCCGGCAACTTAGTAACAGTTGGCTCAAATACAGCGACTCAACGAACATTGACCAAAGGAACCGCATGGACTCTTGCCAACAGCACAGATAGTGGCAACAATACAGGTCTTACATTTGGTTCTACGGGCAACAACGCTTACTTGAGTGTTAGTTACATTAATGGTGTTGTTGTAGAGACTGCAACTGGCAATATGTTTTTAATGTTTTAAGGAAAATCATGGCACTTATCAAATCAATTGACACCGACTACGGAATCCCCTCCAGCTATTGGAACATCGGAGCCGTACAAGAAGACTTCAAGGGACAAGGCACGGAAGTCACGTTCTACGGCTACGCATCCAAAGAAGCCCGTGAAGCTGGAAAACAACCATTGTCCGCAGGAAAATTCAGCATTTCTGGTGACGAGTACGTTGCTGGTGCTGACCGTGCTGCACTGTACGCAATCATTAAGCAGAAGCCGGAGTTTGAAGGCGCTGAAGACGCATAAGGAACAATATGGCTGATTACACACGACTCCGTACCCCGTTTGTAAACATGAGTTTTACACCTGATGTGCCATCTAATGCACTTGGGCCAAATGAATACAACAGCGGACGTAATGTAGAAGCCGATGTTCGTGGCATTAAAAAGATTGGCGGAGAACAAGCCATTCTTTCCGCAATCCCAGGCAATGTTGTTTTTGTAGATGGTGGATTTCGTGGAACATCTACTTGGACATTTATTGCTGCTACTCGTGAAGGAAAATGGTACGCCATAACTTCTGGTGGCATTACCAACATTACTCCTGGTGTCGGAGCAAATCCAAACGTATCTCTTTCTGGATACTCTGACAACATTAACATTACAACGTCTTGGGTTGGCAACGTATTCTTTATTAACGATACATTGCGTAATCCAATGTATTTTTTATCAACGGCAACAGAAATTTCAATTACACCTGATTCTCAGTGGAATTACACACCTGGTTCTAATGCTACCCGTGCTGCTTTTGTACGAAACTATTCTTCTCCCAATGTCGGCAACATTTTGATTGCTGGCAACATTACGCAAGATTTGTCTACCGGAATTACCGCTAATTACCCAACAACTGTTCGTTGGTCACAAGCGTTCGCCAATACGGGCATTCCTGGCACTTGGGTTCCAACCCTTAGTAACGTAGCCAATGAGGTGGAAGTTCCTGTTCGCGGGCCTCTTGTGGACGGTTTCTTCTTAGGTGCTAACTTTTACGTTTGTTCTTATTGGGATACGGTAATCTTTTCTCCTATTTCATATACAAACAGCACGGCTCCTGTATTTGGTATTCGCTTGTTCAACCAAGGTCGTGGATTGATTAACAACAATTGCTGGACTAACACTGACCAATACGTCTATGGCGTAGATAGCCGAGACATTTGGGTGTTTGACGGTTCTAGCTTTAATCCACTAGGCAATCAAAAAGTTCGTGATTACTTCTTCGCCAACTTGAGCCAAACTTACTCAGACCGAATATTTGTTGTAAATAACACACAAAAGAATCAGGTTGAGGTGTATTACCCTGATTTAAACTCTACCGGCTGGTGCAACAAAATGCTTGCATGGCGTTATGACATTCAAGTGTGGAATGCTCCTAAAGACATTGTGAATGCTACAGATGCTTGTGAAGCACCTAAATATGTTGATTCTGATTTCCAGTTTGCTTCTCGTACTATTGTTTATGCACAGGGAAGCACCTCAAGTTCTCAATTAATTCAAACCAATATTGGAAACTCGTTTATCAATAACACCGCCATTCCAACATTGTTTGAACGAACAAATATTAATTTGCAGACAGATAAAGGGCCAGTTCCGTATTCGTCAAAAGTGTATATACACCGAGTTTTGCCGGAAATTGCTGGTACTGGAAAAATTAACATTACTGTTGGTGGTGCAAACTCTACGGCACAAACGCCTGTTTATGGTCAAACTGGACAAACCAACATTGTGACGGACAATCCTTGGGTTACTACGCAGCAAAACAATGTTCGTACTGTTTCTGTTAAAGTAGCATCCAACGATGCAACAGACACATGGAATCTGACCGCATTGAACTGGCAAGCCAACATTGTTGAGGATGCGTTCTAATGCCTTTCGCCCTTGAATCAGACCCGTCAATGTCGGATGTATCCGGCGCAATTAATTACATCCTAAGTAATTTTTCAACTGGCTTGTCTAGTAATTCTGGCACGGGTGAAATTATTGGCCCTACTGGAATTACCGTTGGTTATCTGTACAAGTATATGGCGATTAAATACGCCGATAACTCTACAGGAACATCTAACTTTAGTAATTCTCCAACCAATAGGCTGTATTACGGCATTCGTAATTCCAATGACCCAACAGAGTCATCTAACCCTGCTGATTACTCTTGGAATTTAGTTACTGGTGGTTTTGGTGTAACCAAGTTTCTATATTACATAGCAACTGGTGGAAGACAAATTAACTTTCAGGTAGCAACATCTTTACCTGATACCGGATGGGTAATTGACGGTGGTGGGTCAATTGATTTGGATGTTGTCACATCGGGAAATATTCCAGTCATTGTTGACTCGTTCACTGGATACTTTACGCCAAGTATTCTTCAAGTTTCCCGTTCGGGAAGCCCATTAACGCCATCATTTACGGGCATTGTGCCTGTTATGTATGCTTCAAATAAAAGCGCAATTGTTCCATTTACTAGCGCACAAACAGACTCTAACGCTGGTTTTGTAAATAACTCATGGCGTATTGGTAACTCATCCACCACGGGTTATGGTGATATTTCCAAAACCAACATTACGATTGGCGACCCAACAGATGCTGGTGATTATGCTCAATGGCCTAATCCCACGGCAATGCCAAATAGTCCGGCATACATTACAGTTCCAGTTAGGTACAAAAACAGTACGGGTGTAGTTGCACAGGCTTCTGTTGCAACAATCCAATTTGTTTATGCTGACCCAGGCGCTAACGGTACAAACGGCACTAACGGAACCAATGGAACCAACGGAACCAATGGAACAAACGGTACAAATGGTGTAAGCGCATCAAGTATTGATATTTCTGGGTTTACAGGATTTACACAAAATTCAGGTGGTGCTTACACCCCAATTAATGCAACTTTAAGTGCTGTACCGTTTAATATTACTAGCCCAACATATTCTTGGGCAATATCTGGCGCAACTCCTACAAGTTCTACCGCATCTTCTGTAGTAGTAACTCCAACATCTTCCGCAACGTCCGTTGTAGTGACGTTAACCGTCAGTGGAACAAACCTTGGTTCTCCGTTAAGTAAAACCATCACAATGCCCATTGTGTTTAATGGTGCAGCGGGACAAGCTGGTTCCAACGGCGTAATGTCGGCATTCCCAACCATTTACCAATGGACAGGAAGTTCTACGCCACCAACTCGACCAACTACAACTTCTACTTACACTTGGTCAACCGGCGCTTATTCTGCTCCATCTGGATGGTCAACAACCGCACCTAGCAATACAACTGTAGGCAATTACCTTTGGTCAATTACTTACCCGTTAAATACTTCTGCAACTACCACTACGTCTACTCTTGATTGGACGGATGTTGCTAACCCTATTCGAGCAATTGCTTACAACGGTTTGAATGGCGCAACTGGTGCTGCTGGTACTAACGGCACAAACGGTACAAATGGACTTAATGGCACTCGTACTGCTGTTTTGGATATGTACCAATGGTCATCCACATTGCCATCTACTTATCCATCTGGATCGTCTACTTATACTTGGGCAACTGGAACTTTTACAACCCCTGGAACTCCTAATGGATGGACGACAACACCTGGTACTTATGTTGCCGGACAGACACTTTATGTAATTCGTCAGACATACTCCGACACATCTACCAGTTCAACTTCATCGGTTACTTGGGCTTCTACAACTCCGTTTCCTGCTGGTGCTGCTGGCTCTAATGGAGCAACTGGAGCAACTGGTGCTAACGGACAACGTGTAGGTGTCCTAGAAGTTTACCAATGGGCTGCTTCAGCGCCGTCAACTTACCCATCTGGCACATCTACCTACACATGGGCTACAGGCTCGTTTACAGCCCCTTCTGTGCCTAATGGATGGGCTTTGCTTCCAGGTGCTGCTGTCGCTGGTCAAACGCTTTGGGCAATCAATACGATTGTTTCTGACTCCAACACAACCCCAAATTCCACGGCATCTTGGACAAGCACAACTGTTTATGCTGTTGGATATGCTGGAACCAATGGCTCCAATGGAACAAATGGAACAAATGGTTCTAATGGCTCCAATGGTGCTGCTACTTTTGTTATTACCCGAGTAGCAAACGATAGTTCGGCCCCAACAAACGCTGAAGTTTCTGCCTTACTTGGTCGCAATCCAGTAGCGGGGGACATTGTTACTGTTAGCTACAACAACTACAACAACGCTACCATTTACCGTTATACAACATCTTGGGTATTGTTTAACACTTACATCACCGGAAGTTTGATTGTTCAAAACACAATTACTTCAGACAAACTTTCTGTTACTTCTTTGTCTGCAATAAGCGCAAATCTTGGTAACATTACCGCTGGTGATTTACAAATTGGAAGTAGTCCTGTAATTAGCGGGACAACAATGACTGGTTCTGGAACTCATTTATACTCTGATGGGCGAATTGTTTCTGGAAACTCATCTAATAATTTAGTATTTGATGGAAATACTTTGTACTTAAATTTGCCATTTTTACAAAATCCACAAACCATTACTCAAAATGCTTCCGTGGCTTCTTCAAGTAATGCTTTAAGTATTGGCCCTATTGATATAAATACTGGAAATATCGTTACTGTTCCAAGCGGAAGTGTTTGGACTACTGTTTAAGGAAATAATATGACTACGAAAATAGATGGAACAAATGGAATTGTATTTCCTGATGGAACCACACAATCTACCGCATTTATAGGATTGGGATTATCTCAAACTTGGCAAAATGTTACTTCCTCTCGCGCTATAGGAACAACATATACAAATACAACGGCAAAACCAATACAAGTTAATATAAGCATTATTGGTGGTGCAGCAAATAGTATTGCTACTTTAACTGTAAATAGTCTTATTGTTTCGCAAACGCAGGCTTATGCTTTTACTGCTCAAAGTATGCTTTCTGCTGTAATTCCCCCTGGAAATACTTATATTCTTGGGGGAACTTTATCTTCTATTAATTTATGGGCAGAACTTCGTTAAGGATAAATCATGGGCGCACCTACACCTTCAATGCCGCAGAATCCAACTAATCAACTAATGCAACAGCCTCAAATGGGCGGTAAAGGCGCTGGTAAGGGAATGTCTACGCTTCCTGTATCTCAAGCCAACAATTCTGAACCAAGTGCATCTGCGGTAATAGATCAAGGTTATCGTTCTAATTTGCAAACTCAACAAGCGGCTCAACCAAGCGGTGGCAAGGGTATTGCAGGAAATGCACCCAACCCCAATCAACTTGTTCCCGATGGTGGGAACATGACTGTTAGCGCCACTTCTGGGCAGGCTCAAACTGGTCAGCCAAACCCCTATGCCAATACTACTGGTTCATGGGATAATTCATCAATTCAACGACCTCCTACCATGCCTCAAATGGGTGGTGGAAAAGGTAAAGGAGCGTAATCATGGGAATCGGCGGCGGCAAATCATCAGGGAATCAATCAACGCAAGTTCAGATGACTCCAGAGCAACAAGAATTGCTCAGAACTCAAACGGACTTTTTGAAGAACACGGCACTTCCAGCATATCAAAACACTATTGCTGGTGCTGGTAATGTATATAACCAAGCTGCTGGACAAGTTTCTAATGCTGCCAATACCGCTTCTAATGTTGCTGGTCAAACAGGCCAACTACAACAAGGTGTAGGTTCCGCTTCTTTGTTGGGTGGTGCTGCTGGTCTTGCTTCTTTGTTTGGCCCACAATACAAACAACAGCAAGTAGATGCCGCATTGCAAGCAGGTCGTGAAGCAACTAGAGAACAACTAGGCCAACAGAATGCTATGTATGGGGGTGCTGGTGGTCTTGGTTCTTCTCGACAAGCCCTTGCTGATACCAATTTGCGTCAATTAGGAGAACAACGTCAAGCAACTGCCGCTGCTGCTGCATCTGCTGGTGTTGAAGCAAATCGTGCCGCTGCTGCTCAAGCATTGATGGGCGCAGGTCAATCTAATCTTGGAGCCGCAAATCAAGCTGCCGCTTCTCGTATTGGTTACGCTGGTGCGCCTCAAGATGCTTATGCCAAATATGCTTCCATTATTTATGGAACTCCCCAATCCTCTACTACGCCAAATTTTTCTGGAACCCAAGGCTCTACCAGCCAAGGCTCTGGTAAAGGCGTTGGATTCCAATTCGGAAAATAAATTATGGCTTTTGTACCTGAACTTCCTGGCATTGCTCCTATGTCTTATGGACAAGGTTATGGCAATTGGCAAAAATATGCGGGATTTAATTCGCAAAACCAATTTGGTTCAATGCCTCAAGAACAACCTCGTCCTGTTGCTCCCACGCCCAAGGTTCCTGTAATAGATGCTATTCCAATTCCTGCTCAACCTAGCATTCCTATGGGACAATTTGGTTCTCAATTGCAACCAAGTTTTGGTTCTAATCTTGCTGGACAATATGGCTCACTTGAAGAAGCCGTTAAAGCAGAAGAACATAATTATGTAGAACAAAACAATCGTTAAGGACAATCATGCCAACCCTTATTGCTCCTATGACCCCAGATGCAACCCAGATTGTTAGTGATAACTCTGGGTGGGAAACGCCTCCTGCTTTGGCTGGAGTTAATACGACTAATGCTGTTCAACATTACGCAGAAAATGCTCCTATTGCTTCAGCTATTGTTGCTGGTCAATCCCCAAATGCTACTGCACAAGATAGAGTTAAAGCGGCAGAAGCATTAAAAGCATATTCAACGCCAAAAGACAGTAAAGATTTTGCTGGTTCAAATGATACTCGTTGGGAAAAAGTTTTAAGCGCCCAAAATTTGGGTGACATTATTACTGGATTTACTGGCGGTTCTGACATTCGTGAAATTGGTCGTAATGGTGCTGGTATTCCAGTCGTAACTGTTTATAACGCTAGGGGCGATCTTCGTCGTTATGAATGGGCAAATGGAGAAAAAGTTTCTCCTGAAGAACTGCAAAAACTTGGGCCTATTGCTTCTGTTCGTGATATTTCCGCTGAACGTGCTGCTCAATATAAAGCGCAAGGATTAGCTGCCCCTGTAGTTGCCGCTGCTCAAGCAGCAAGCTGGGGTAAGACTCTCAATGCTGCATCTGTTGCCGCAAAAGTATCTGATGCTTTAATTGACAATGGCAATGAACAAAAGCAATTGTCTCAATCTTTGGTTGGTTCTTCTGTTAATCCCGCTACTCGCACTTTGCTTGCTAAAGTTAATGTGTTGACCGCTAGTAAAGCGCAACAAGCGCAAGTTGCGCGTGACACATTGAGCAGATTTGTAAATGGAACTGCAACTACAGATGATTGGAATAATGCCAAAGATGTTTTGGGTAATGTTGATGTAATGGGTATTGCATACAAACAAGGTGAAGGTCTTAAAGTAGGAAATAACAAAGTTACCTCTACTCAAGACATTAACGAAATTGCGGACAAAGTTGCTGCAAGTAATTCTGCCGCTAATAGCATTCAATCCAATGCGGCAAATTTGGCAAATGAAGCGCAATTGCTTGCTGCCGGTGGAAAAATTGAAAACATTGATGCTATTACCCGTCTTATTGGATTGAAAGCGCAAGGCAAATTCTTGGCTGACCAACTTGATGCCGCTGGTGGTGTACCAGGATTTACTAGTGCGCCCAATGTAAATCATGCCACTACAGACAGTTTTACCTTGGCTGGTACTAATGCCGAATACACATTGGCACAAGCAAAAGCAGCAAAAGCATTTGCACAAGCAGTTCTTGATCAACAAAAAAATGCGCCTTACTCTGCTCCTAATATTGGTGAAGTAGAGGCTGAATTTGCATCAGGATTAACCGCCAAACAACTTCGTTCTGAACGCACTAAAAACGTCACTGAATTTTTAGCGGCAAACAAAGCGGCAATGGAAAAACTTAATGCTGCTCCAGTAGCTAAAGAAATTGTTCAGCAAGTTAATGGAGCGCCTGTTACTCCTCCCGCACTTCCTGCAATGCCTGCTGGCACACCTGCTGGTAGCAAGCCTCCTGCTACATCAACTTCTTCGCCTACTAAAAATAGTTCTAATACAACCACCGATAAAAAGAAACTTTTTAACGAAATTTTCGGGAAATAATTATGGCTGATATAAATTTGCAAATTGCTGAAGCATTAAGCAGGGGATTGGGGCCACAAGATATTCTTCAAGGGTTATCTGAATCAAAAGACCCTGAACATCGTGCTTGGATAGCAAATTACAAAACCAATTTGATTGCCGATAACCAGCCATCTACCGCATCTATCCCGCCAACAGCACCAAATGTTAGCGGTGTTAAATCATTGGGAAATGCATTTAATAACATTGCTCAGTCTTATGCTGATCTTCCAATGTGGGAACAACTTGCAATTCCTCCTGCTGTTCTCGCTACGGGTTATGTTGCTAAAAAAGCAGGTGATTTAGTTTTTGAAAATTTGCGAGACAGACAAGAAGTAAGAAAACAAGCTGCATTAAATGCCTTGGAGCCATCTGCTGCTGTAAAGGTTCAACAAGAACAATTAAAGTTGCAACAAGCCGAACAAGCCAACCGCTTTGCTCAACAGGCTCAACAAGGTAATGTTGGCCCTGTAGAAGACCCATTGCTAAATGCCCGTGTTCAAACTGAAACGCAACGTGCAGCCTCTGAAGCAGCTCGTACAAAAGCCGCTGAAGCACAAGCGCAATTAATTCAAGAAAAACTTATTGCAGCGCAACGCAAAGCCGCAATGGTTAAAGCAAATCCTGTTGGTGCTGCCGCACAAGTAGCTGCTGCTGAAAATTTGCCGCCTGAATCTCAAATAGGTGCTACTCCAAAGCCAACAGTTTCTGATCTTCAACAAAAATTGGGTATTACTTCTATTGCTGAAACTTTTGCTGCTCCTCCTGCAAATGCAGAACCTGCTCCTGTTTCTCCTGAAACTGCTACGCCAGCAAAATCAGCAACGCCATCAACATTAGCAGAAGTGGTTACAGACCCTACTGCAACTCCTGTTGAAAAGGCTATAGAACTTACAAAAGAAACCCCTGTTGTTGAAACGCCTAAAGTTGCTGGTGCTGTTGCTCCAAATGTGCCAGAAGGTATGCGGCCTAACCCTATTAGTAACAAAGTAAAAGGTGAAGTTATTGGTAGAGGTGCATACAACTGGATTGCTGGACAAGTTGGCCCAGAAGCGGCACCTAAAGTATGGCAACAAATGATTGGAAGTAAGAATATTCCTTACGATCCAAAAGTTCTTCCTCAAATGTTTGAAGACTATAAACTTGCAACAATGGCTGGTGGAGAACCTGGCGTTTTTCCTGACAATTCAGGCAAAGTAACTCAAAAAGGTGGAGCTTATCCACGTTCAGCTTTTGTCCCTGATTACATTAAAGGCGCTGTTACTCCTAGTGCATTGGCTACAACGGCGGTTGCTGCTGCATTGCCAGCATTAGGTATTGCTGCTTATCGCAAATATCAAGGAAATGAGGCTGCTGTAAATGCAAGTCTGCAAGATGCAAAAGACTCGTTGCAGTCTTTGGCTACAATGCCTTATGACGTAAGCAAAGCCGCTTTGAAGGGTGATTTTGGACCACTTAAAGATTTAATGTTAAGCATGAATCCTGGGTCTTTGTTGTTCAATGAAATGAATAAGAATGATGAAGCAATCATTAAAAAGATGATCCAAAAAGAAAAAGTTGGTGCTGGTCGTGGTATGCAAGGTGTTCCCCCTCCTACTCGGTAACAATCATGGAAACTCAACAAATCATTGATGCGGTTTTAGGTGCTGGTCTTTCCGTGATGGGCTGGTTTGCTCGTGAAATGTGGTCTGCTGTCAAAGAACTGAAATCAGACTTGTCTAAACTGCGTGAAGACCTACCAGCAACGTATATCTTTAAAGACGATTACCGTTCCGATATGCGTGATATCAAAGATATGTTGAACAAGATATTTGACAAGCTAGACGGCAAGCAAGACAAATGATAGACCCCATAACCGCCTTTGCTACTGCTCAAGCCGCTATCAAAGGGGTACAAGCCGCCATTAAGATGGGCAAGGACATTCACGCCATGAGTGGCGACCTAATGAAGTTCTTTGAGGCTAAAGACGTTGTTGCCAAAGCAGCTTCAGCACCAAAAAAAGGCTTTGCAAAGTCTGACACCGCACAGGCTTTTGAAGCAGTCCTTCATGCCAAACAACTCCAAGACGCTGAAAACGAACTCAAGCAACATTTAATCTGGTCTGGACAAGCTGACGTATGGCAAGCCATCGTTATGGAGCGCAACAACATTGTTCAGAAGCGTAAATCAGAGGAAATAGCTATGGAAAAAGCTAAGGCTAAAAAGCGCAAAGAAGTTCAAGAGGCTTTGTCTATGGTGTTTTACATCGTAGCCGCTATTGCTTTGATTGCACTTGTAGCGTGGGGCACTACGGAATACGTTGATTTTATGAGGAAATGATATGTTATTAGACTCAATTCTTGGCATTGGTAATAAGCTGATTGACAAACTTATCCCCGACCCAGAAGCAAAAGCCAAAGCGCAACTTGAACTGGCTACTCTTGCTCAAAACGGTGAACTCGCAAAAATGGCGAATGAAACCGACATTTACAAAACAGAACAAAGCAACGTCACAGACCGCTGGAAAGCAGATGCTGCTACTGACAGTTGGCTTGCTGTAAATATTCGCCCATTGAGCCTTGTAGCCATCTTCGTGGGCTATTTCCTGTTTGCTCTTATGTCTGCTTTTGGCTACAACGCCAATGAAGGCTACGTCAATCTTTTGGGGCAATGGGGAATGCTCATCATGTCGGCCTACTTTGGCGGTAAGACTCTCGAAAACATCATCGCAATGAAAACCAAATGAACCAAAACTTTGAAACTGCACTAGCCCATATTCTTCAATCAGAGGGTGGTTTTGTTAACCATCCCAAAGACCCGGGCGGCATGACCAATCTAGGTTGCACTAAAGCAACTTGGGAAGAGTTTGTTGGTCATCCCGTATCAGAAGCCGATATGCGAGCCTTGACACCCAAAGACGTTGCTCCTTTGTACAAGCGCAAGTATTGGGACAAGATTTCTGGCGACCAACTTCCTGCTGGCCTTGATTACGCTGTCTTTGATGCCGCCATCAACAGTGGGCCAGGTCGTGCAGCAAAGTGGCTTCAAGAAGTTGTAGGCGTTCAGGCTGATGGTGTTATTGGATACAAAACAATCGTTGCCTTACAAGAAACGCCACTTGCAAGAATCCTTGCCTTGTACAACGACAAGCGGCTTCAGTTCTTAGAAAGCCTCCCGACCTTTGCTACGTTTGGTAAGGGTTGGTCTAATCGTGTCTCTTCTGTACAAACAATCTCATCATCCATGTTGACGTAACAAAAGTGTGATACGTTCGAAAAGTTTCAACAAAAGGGGTAATGTAATGAGTTTGCCAGATGCTGAATTTATTGAACTTTGGAAGCAACATAAATCACCTGCCATTATGGCAAAAGTAATGGGAACAAATCTCCGCAATGTTTACCGGCGTAGAGATAATCTTGCACAAAAGTACAACATAAGCCTTGAGACTCATAAAGAAGTTAAAACTTGGGCACCACCTGCACCTAAATCTGAACTAGGAATTGAGAATGGGACAGTTATTGTTTTTTCTGACGCTCATTTCTGGCCTGGGATACGGACTACTGCTTTTCAGGGCTTACTATGGGCAATTGAAAAGCTACAACCGAAAGCAGTTATTTGCAATGGCGATGCTTTTGACGGTGCATCTGTCTCTCGCCATCCACCTTTGGGATGGAGTCGTACACCTAGTCTGATTGAAGAACTCAACACCTGCAAAGAAATGTTGGGGGAGGTGTCTGAACTTACAAAGAAGGCTCGTCATAACGCCAATCTGATCTATACGATGGGCAACCACGATGCTCGATTTGAGATGCGTCTTGCTGCCAACGCTCCGCAGTACGTCAACACTCCTGGCTTCAAGCTGGAAGACCACTTCCCCGACTGGAAGTTCTGTATGCTTACTTGGGTGACTGATGATCTTATTGTCAAACACCGCTATAAAGGTGGCATTCACGCTTCCCACAACAACACCGTAGGGGCTGGTAAAAGCATCGTAACGGGTCATTTGCACAGTCTGAAGGTCACACCCTTTGCAGACTACAACGGCAACCGTTTCGGCGTGGATACGGGTACTCTTGCAGAACCCTATGGCCCTCAGTTTGAGTACGGTGAAGGCAACCCGTTGAACCACCGTTCAGGGTTTGCTGTACTGACAATCAAAGATGGCAAGCTGCTTTGGCCTGAACTTGTCCACAAATGGGAAGACGGCAAGATTGAATTCCGTGGGGAAGTAATCGATGTTAGTGGTCTCTAAGGAACAAAAAAGCCCATCTATGCGTACATAAATGGGCCTTTTGTTCTTATAGAGTTTATTATTCTTCTTCGGCTTCGGCTTCGTCTTCTACCAACAGCCACTCTCCGACTTCTTCGTCCAGCCAGTACCAAGCATCATGCTCGGCATCGTACCAGCAGAAGCACTCAGAATCTTCGTCATAGACGTACTCTTCGCCTTCGGCAAAGTAGTAATCAATGTCTTCTGGAATCTCATATTCCTGCACTTCATCATCTTCCACTTCTTCAATGTCGGTATTGCCAAAGGCTTGAACCGCTTGCAAGAACTGCAAAATGGACTCGGTGGAATACTCAAAAAAACCACCTTCTGGCAAATCTACAGCAACAGTAAAAAACATAGTAATCTCCAAAGTTTAACCACAGCAATACCGCTGTGATTACATCTTACACATTTTTTACGACGATTTTGTAACCATCTTTATGTTCCAAAATTGTACCTTTTCGTAACTCTGAAATAGCAAACTTTAGATCATTTCTAAGTTGTTCTATTGCTTCCTCTTGTTCAATCATACGAATATGCGCTTCCATAGCAAAGTCTGCTAAGTTCTTATTACTCCACGCAGCAAAATTAGGTAGTTTTTTCATTTTTATTGGGCTTTGGACAATTTTCTGGAACATTAACAACGCACCAAACAGCACTAAGATACTTTTGTGTGCCACGATACTGCCAGCGGTCAATATAAGCGTCTGGCATTGATTTAACGACTGCCAAAATCCTTCCCTCTGGTGCTTTTACGATCTCATTGATTTGGGCGCAAGTTAAGCCGTCTGGATGCGCTCTTAATACTTCTCGTACTTCTTTGTTATAGCTATACATTAACTGTTCTTCTCCTTGAGTTTGTCTTCGATGTATTGGATTCGGGCGAGCAACGACAATAAAATATCAGCAATTTCATCCCGCTCTAGATGCCTACTTCCGCCGAATAATTTGCGAATTTCTTTTTCCAAAGTGTCAGTCATGTGTTCTTCTCCTTGAGTTTGGCTTCGACGGCTCTCATTAAATCAGCCCAACTTGTTCCTTTTGTGGATTCCCATTTGGTATAGATTTCTGTAATCTGCTCATCCGTCAGCCCCACCCACGGGCGCTGTTTCTTGCCGTCAAGAAGTCCGCTCATGTAGGCGATGGTGAGTTCGTCAGGCTCCTGCGCTGGCTGTGCTAGGGCTGCTTCAATGGCAGGTAACACATGATCAGCCAACGAACCACACCAACCAGTTTCAAAGGATATTGCATTCTCCGCAATGTCTTTTAAGGCTGCATAGGCTTCTTTCAATGCTTCTTCTTTAGTCAAAATGGGGACTCCTCATAGTTGTCGGGATTGAACTTAACAGGCGGCTCTTTAGCAGGCACAGGCCGTGGAAATGGTGGGAAAGGCCACATCACAACCCCCTGCTTTTGATAGACAAGAAATCGTTAGCACCTGGGCGTACATAGCCTTCCTGCGACTTGTACACAGGACGCTCCCACAGGTTCATGGTTGGTGCTGGTACGGCATCAGGGTCTTTGGGCAAAGGCACAAAGCCTGTGCGATACTTCTTTTGCTCTTTGTCGCCTGTGCTATTGTTAAATGATGACAAAGTTGCTTGTTTGTTGACGCGCATTGCTTTGCGTTTCATTGCGTCTGGGTTTCCGGCTTGAAGAATCATTTGATTAATTTATCTATAAATGATGGTGTGCAAGTCTTAGACAGCACTAGAGGGATAGATGCGTAAGCGTATCCAAGGCAAAACATCAGGGCTGCGAAAGCCCCCAATGCTGCTAGACCTCGGATAGCAAGGTCATAAGCGGCTTTCATTCTTTGACAAACACACCATTGGGCAACAAGATGCCTTTGCGGTTCTTGATCTGGTCGTAAGCCACTTCCATGCAAGACACCAAGTTAATGTCACGCAAAGCGCAATAGACCACCAAGCAGACCATCACATCGCCCACAGCGTCAATAATTTCATCTTCGTGGTTTTTGATGGTGGCATCTGACAATTCACCCATTTCGCTAACGGCCTTGAGCAATTGCGTTGCTGGTGTACTGTTGGGAATAATCTTTCGAGCCTCGGCCCAATGGATAATTTTCATTTCTAAATCGGCATAAGTAGTCATATAAATCCTATAAAAATAAATGGGTGGGGGTACTCGCTGCGTCTGGTTGACCGCCGTTCCGCAGTCCCCTGTACCAGCATCCGCTTTCCCCCCGAAAATCAGAACGGGAGATCGTCATCCATTTCAGGCTTGGCCTTGGGCTTTGCCGCTGGCTGTGCCTGTTGTGCTTTCTTCAGAATGGTAGCGTTGAACTTATCGCTGCCCCAAACGTGTTTCCACCAGGTTCCATTATCTTTTTTACGGGCAGGGTAGCTAAGAAAATCACCCTTAGCACCGCTTTTGATAGAGCAGCCCTTGATAGACAGGAATGCTTCTGCACCCTCTTCGCTGTGGAGATTGATGTTGAATGAAGGGTACTTGCCTTCGTGGTGTTTAATGGAGATAAACATTATTTGCTTTTAGTGGTAGTGAGTTTCTCTTTGTACGCTTTGATTGCAGAGCGTACTTTGCTATCCGGCTTCAGTGCTTGCCACACTGCCGTCCGAACATCGTTGTCGGTAATGGATTCCCATTCACCATACATTCCTGCTTCATCACCGTTTTCATAGGCTGTGCGAATAGCCAAGGCAATGTTGTCAATAAGTGTTGTGTCCATCTCCGGCAAGTCTTCACCGGCATAGATGTACAGGCCAAGTCCATGCAAAGACAATGCTTTGGTCATGCAACGCATGATGGCGGTATTGACTTGGAAAGCATCAGGATTAGGGATTGCTTTGTTGCGGTGATCCATAACAGGAAGCTGGCAGGTCATTGGCTTGCCAAACATGGTGACTGTCACCCAGACCATGCAAGTGCCGTTAATGTCCATGTAGCATTTCTCTTCACCTTGCTTGCCCCACATCTGTACTTGGTAGTGAGCATTAGGGTCGGCCTTGAGTGCCTCTGCCCAAGCCCATGCCCATGACAGGTACGTCAGGTTGGCCTTTTTTTCAGTGTGGTCGTTGACGTTAAGTGTCAACAGGCTAAAAATGTTAGCAGTCGTATGCATTGCGTAGTTCCTCTTTCATAATTTCCAATTGAGTTTTTTCGCTGAAATCCTTGAACTCAAGATAAGGATTCTGACGACCGCAGCAAAAGTAACCTTGCCGTGGTTCAAGACAATGAACGCAGTATTCCATGTCTGCACTCTCATCCATAAACGTCTCTACAAAACTTTTCATTACATCTCCGTTGGTTAAGAAGGCTCTATGCTAACCCAACTTGGGTGTGATACAACACTTTTTTTACTAGGGGTTTTCACCTATGGCAGGTACTCACGAACCATGATATAGACGCTTGGTTCTGTGCTGTAGTGTTTCTGTAGCGTCAGTCGTATCACCTGAACATCGTCCTTGTATACAATCCCATTCATTGCATCGAGAACGCCCTTAGCTACATTGTCTATGTCGGGCTTTTTGCAAGGCATTTCTACGCCTAACAAACAGGCTTCTTTACGCTTTTTTGAGTAGGAGGTAGGGATTGGTACATTGATCTCCATCCAAATCGCTATAGGCGTTGTTAATGGCTCATGTGGGTACATTGCAAGCCTTGCTGCACTGGCAATCTTGTCTTCGTACATCTTGGTCTTGGCATCGGTGTAAGTCTTGGTGAACTTACCGACTCTTGAGAACCTTGGCCTTCCCTTGCCTTTTGGGTCGCCTAAGACTGTAAATTCAATCTGCAATGTCATAGCAATTCCTCATCATCTATTTCCCTCATATATGCACGGCATCGGGCTTCAAAGCCTGGGCCGTACATCTTCTCAATGCGTCTAATCTGCTTGGTCAACCAAAGGGCAGCAGCAGGTTTCCCAATGAGTTCTACTGTTCGATAGTAGGACGGCACTAGGATTCGTGCTTCTGCTTTCTCTAGCTGGGCTTGGTCACTCATAGACTGCCGGTGAATCGGTTGCACTACCTAAAAACTGTGCGCTGTCTTTGTGCAGCCACAGACCAATTGCCGGTTCACCATCACCTGAACCTTCATAGTGCCGTTGCTTGCAGCACTTCAAAATTCCATCGTGTTCACCAGACTTGCCACCAAACTTTCCAGCGTTCCGCATATCGTCTTCTTTGCCCTTGTTACGCCACACAGTAAAGATGTTGTCTACTTGATCCGATATGGAACCACTGCCTTTTAGGTCATATTTATCAGGCAATGCTGCTTCATTTTGAGGCTTTCGGATGTGGTGTATCAAGTGTATGTGCAGTTGCAAATCCTTGGCTATGCTGAACAATTCGCCAACAAATTGCTTCTGCCCATTCATGTCATCTTCAGAGCCAACAACCTTCATAAGTGAGTCAATAAACACATGAGTTATGCCAAGTTCTTTGCCACAATATCGGGTCATTCCAACGACTGTTTCTACGTTGGTCGTGCCCATCTGGTCATAAATCCAAAGTTTGTCATTTGACCACTCACCGAACTTGTCAAACAGGGCATCCAGTACCGCAAAGCCTTCTTCGTTTTGGTACTCCTCTGTGAACGGATTCGTGCCAATGTACATTCGGCTCATCAAGCGAATGGTTTCAATGGGTTTCATCTCAAACGATGCCATGCAGACCTTCTCGCCCTGTTGCATCAGAGACATAGCAATCTGTGCCGTTACTTGAGACTTGCCGTGGCCGTTCATGCCAGCATAGACAGTCATCTCACCAGGTCGATAGTAGAACGATTCCCGTGTCTTCTCCCAAGGCATCCAAAGTTTTTTCTCTTTAGAGATGCTTCTCATCCGTTCTTTGATGGACGGAATGTAGAGATTGGCAGATTTGACATTCTGCTTACTGTCCGTCTCCGCAAGGTACTGCGAAAAGTCAATGTTGTCAGGAATGAAATTAGCCATTAGCACTCCATTGTTTTGCCATTGCTTGTGCTATGCCTTTATAAGTTGTTGAACGCAATTTCCAGCGTAATGGGCTAGGTGGCATTTTGTGAACTCTAGCCTCTCTTCCCTCCACAATTTCTGTAGGCACTAACTTTGGCAAGTTTTTCAACCAAAGACAAGTGGCTTTCGTTTCACCATGACCAAACTGCCAAGGCTGAATGATTTGGTCTGGTTTGCGGATACGACTGCTAATGATGCTAATCGGGTTCTCAAGAGCAATAAACGGAATCGGTGCATCCAATAGGGCTTGAACAAATGCTAAAGCCTCTTGCTGAACACCGCTTGCTTGTTTAGCAGCAAAATGTCTAGCACCGGAAACCGCAAGATGAGTGCATGGAGGATGAGCAATCATCAAATCCCAACCATCGTTAATGATGTCAAAAACATCTCCTTGGTAATGCGGCCCTGCAACATCTGTTGGCAGCAAATCACAACTCATTGCATCATGCCCCATAGCAATGAATGCATCCCGTACAGTACCGCTGTACTCGCAAGCAATTAAAACTTTAGCCACAATACAACTCCATCCATCCTGTTGTTACTCGTTCACCATGCATTTCGGTATGGCTTGCACCAACCCATTTAGCCTTTGCCACTTTGCAGGCGTTAAACAGGCGTTTTGCACGATCTTCTGACCTGCTGGTGACACTCACCCTTAGACCGAACAAGAAGCGCAAATCAAGGGCTTCTGGTACATCGTTGGTCAAAGTAACAACAGGATTGGTTCCCATCTCTTCCCAATCTGCCAATGCGCTTTCAAAGTCATCCAAGTAAACCAGTTCGGGAACCTTGCCCTGCATCCGCAAGTTGATGATCTTCTCATGACCTTTCATGTGTTCCCCCTTTCTTGGATAGAAACAATCATGTCTTGTCGGCGAACATTCTTAATTGGGCCGTAAGGCAAGTTTAGGTTTATCGCGGAGAATTTCTGCCCTGTTGTTTTGAACGTATATGTCCAGTCATCGGCTATCAACTCAAGCCATTTGACGCCTTCGGCTACACCTGTACCCCAGTACAAAACTGGCCAATGAGGTTGCTCGTTCCAAACCCCGCCAATTGTTTGTATTAAGTCATTGTTTTTCATGTGTTCCCCCTTGCTCGGATTGCGAAAGAAAGAGATTCCCAAACGGGGTCAATTTCATCTGCTAACTTCGCACAAGCCTCACGCTCGTCCAGAACGGCGTCTTCTAGGCTTTTAAGGTGGACATTGATACGTTCAATCTCCGGCGCGTTTGCAGCCTTGATACGCTCACGCTCATCGGCACGGATGAGTTCAGCAAAATGAGCTATTGTTGACTCTGCTCTGTCACCATCGTACAAGGATTGTTTCCAAAGCTCGTTGTCTCGTTCGTTCATAAAATTCCTTTCATTGGTGTATACGTTGCTTTGCTATCTTTGACCCAATCGGCATTGAAGGACTGCCAATTTCGAACAATGATTTCCTTCAAGGCGTTTTCTAGTGTCCATCCAGCCTTCGCTGCTTGTTTGGCAATGCCGTCGATCACAAGTGGAGTGACTCTGGCTTTCTTGGCCTTGCGGTGAGTCACAAATTCGTTCCAAACTTCAACAGAAACGCCGTCAGGCGGTGTGATTGCCTTACTATTGTTTCTTGTTTCTTGTTTCTTGTTTAGTTGAACGTCCGTTGAAGGCTTGTTAAATCTACGCTCCGCAGACAGCTTTCCAGCCTTAGATGCTTGCTCGATTTTCGCTCTGTAACGGGCTATTTCAATGTCGGCTCGTTCGTTGACCCAACCGGCCTCTGTAAGCACGAAAAATTCATGCAAAACGACACCAACTTCTTCTTCCCAATCACGCATATTTACTTGCCGTGCTACAGAAGCAATGCCGCTGTTCAACGGACGTTCAGCGAGATAGTAAGCATCTAACAGTCTACGATAAGCAATGTCTTCTATTTCGGACAAATGCCGAGTGTGACTGTAGTAGTCCCCAATGTTGAATGGATAAAAGTGCATTATTCAGCCCTAAACTTTTGCAACTTTTGCTTCTTGGGCTGCGCGTGTCCAACGTGGTAGAAACCACAATGGGAACATTGATAGGATTCCAATGGTGGCCCACCCATCCTTCGTCTGTCTATCGTCCCTTGGGCAAGATTTCTAGTGGGATAGGGATGCTTCCCCTCGCACTGGATTTCTTTAAGTGTCGTGTATGTCATACATTCGCTCCATGTTTACTTTCCGACCGGTAGCCAGTTCGATTGCTCGGACTAGCACTGCTACTACAGAGGCTTCACGGTCATGTTTCTCTGAGTGTGTAAAGGCGTAATCGGATGCTTTGTTCAACACCGATTGAGCCGAATAAAGTTCGTTTTTTTCATTCATGCCGTAAGACTAGCACAACTTTTGACAAAAAATACTAGGGTAAACACCTAGTAAAAAGTTTGCAAAAGGTCAAAGTTTGGCATTAAGATAGCGCCATGCTGTTACTTCACAGCGTTTTTTGGAGCTACTTTATGACCACACCCACCATCCATCTTGCTGATCTTGTCAAGATTGCAGAGGCTTACAAGATTCTTGAGCAACTTGTCGAGGAATCACGCTTGACTACTGAACAACATGGACGCTACTGCGACACCATCATTGGCAAAGTTGTCCTTGATCGTGTCATGTCTTCCTTGAATGTAAAAATTGAGGTGAAAGCATGATTTACACAGTCTATATCACCCCCAAGGCTAAGAAGTGGATTGAGACTCATCAAGTGGAAGCTGATAGCGCAGACCAGGCCATCGATAAAGTTCTTGATGACATCCCATACGATGTGATCTTCGTGGAATGCGACAACATTGCGGAGCATCTATGAACGTCCTAGACCTACTGGATAAGCAGCGCCAAGAGCGCAAAGACAAGCCTTGCACCTGCCATGCATACAAGTTCCCACACCGCCGGTATAGCGGCTCTTGTGAAGACGATGGCTCATGGATGGACAACACCGACCGACTCCGCTTGATTGAATGGGAACGTAAATCAGAAAGATACAAATGAAACTCTATAACGTACCGCGTAATACAAAAATCAAATTGAGTGATGGCGTAATTCTTTTATTCCACCATATTGATGGGATGTACAGTGTGTGTACAGACGAGAATGGAGACATATTCCATATCGGCGCAACAGAAGAAGTAACCATAGAAGAACCCAATGAAAAAGTCACCACTAACTCGTAAAGAACAAAAAGCAGCAATTTATCAGCGAGACAAGGAAAAGCGTCTTGCTTACCAGTCGGAGTACAGAGCCAAGGAAAAGGCTAAATATGATGCATTGCTAGCGATTGCAATGGCAGCACTTGAATGCGTAGACAGCAATATGGTTGCAATGGCTAAAAAATGGCAGCAAGACCAGACTGGCTAAAAGCAAGACTAGAAGCAGAGTTCCAAGGCCCTAAGAAGCCTTGGGGCGGTGCAAGACTAGGTGCTGGTAGACCAAGGACAAGACCCGTTGGGACTGCGTTCAACGTCCGTTTAAACAGCCTTCAACGTCTGTCGCTAGAAGAGATGGGTAATGGCAGCGTAGAGGCTGGTTTACAGGCATTAGTAGACAAATATTTATAGGAAATTTATGGAAATTAACCCAGAACGAGCCATTGTGTTCATTCAAGAAAACGCTTTGCCTTACGCTCAGGCCAAAGCAGACAGACTATTCATTGAAGGCTACTTAAAGGCGATTAAAGCCACTTTGATGAACGAATCTGACTCTAGCAGCCTTGGAGCCAAGGAGCAGTATGCTTACAGCCATGAGCGTTATCTTGAGCAATTGAGCGCAATGAAAGTTGCCGTTGAACAGGAAGAGCGCCTAAAGTACCTGATGGAAGCTGCCAAGATGAAAGTGGAAGTGTGGAAGACTCAGGAATACACCAAACGAACAGAAATGAAGATGTAATGAACAAATCTATTGAACAACGAGCCTATCAAGCATTGGTACGGGAAATGGAAAACGAAATTAAAGTCGTGGAAGGCCAGTACGAAAAAGAATTTGCACGGGTTTGTATGCTCATCCGTGTCATAGCGGAATTAGTCCATGATCCCAAGTCAGTCATTCAAGAGGTTCAGGATCGGTTAAACAAAGATGGTGATATGGACAACAATTTTGTTCAATTCTTTTTAGAAAACTATGAGGTGGAATAATGCTTAAACAAGTTAATCCTCCCCGTCCTGAGCCACCTTATTGGGTATGCACTAAATGCAATTGGCCTTTCCAAGCACTACAAGAAGCAAATAAGCATTCATGTGGGCAAGATAAGCCACCAAAGCCAGCATTTAGAAGTTATACCAAGCGCATAGAAATGCGTATATAATTTCCCCGTCAAGTGCTGCCACACAAGACAAAACATGAGGCCATTTTCTCATGCGTTACTCCGAAAGGAACTAGTGTGGCAGCATTAGAACGCAGTAGAAAGTGGCTTTTTTGCGTTCTAGGCCGTCAGGGCGCGATAGCAAATGGTCTGCATGGACTGAACCCGATAAACACCGCACATCGACACACCCCGATGCAAAAGGCGACCAGCGTTGGTTAACCGACTGGTAAAGCACAAGATAACTCAGGTGGAAACTAGGTCTTGTGTATAAGTGAATTAACCCGTCCAGCGCAGCTTGGATATGTATATTGGTTTGTATGGTTTTGGTAGGCATTGGATACATATTTACATATTGGAGCAGGTGAGATAAGCCCTCTTATCCACCCTAGGATTAACTTTGGCTGGAGAATGATGTGATTGAAAAACACGACTATTACAGAAATAAAGACCTACTAAAACTAGCAGAAGACCAGCATTGCCTGTTACAAGTGCCAAATTTTTGCACGGGGGGGTCTTCCACAATTGTGGCCTGTCACAGCAATTCCGGCTCCAATGGCAAGGGCAAAGGCATCAAGGCATCAGATGCCGATACGGTGTGGGGGTGTCACTTCTGCCACCAATGGCTGGATCAAGGCACAGCCAGCAAAGAAGAAAAAGAAACCATTTACTACCAGGCTTATAGCCAACAGGTCGTGGAGTGGCTTAAAATCGCCCGTAGCATCAGCCTTAAACCTTGGAAGGTAGAAGCTGCTAGAAACGTACTCAAACACCTGGGAATACATCATGGATAAGATCGGCGACTTTATTCTTACATTGCTGCACAGCATTACGAACACCCATATCCTGCATTGGCAAGCCCCGACCTATTCGGAACATATTGCATTAGGTGAGTTTTACGATGAATTGTCCGATCTGGTTGACACTCTGACAGAATCCATGATGGGCAAGTACCAGACAGTTCCGACCTTCCCCGTGACTTACCACGGGCCAGCAGCCACCGGACTAGAAGAACTGGTAACGCTAGGCATCTATTTTTCTGAAGGACGCAAAGACCTTCCGCAGGATAGTGAAATCCAAAACCTATGTGATGAAATCCAGGCATTGATCGACCAAACAACATATAAACTCAAATTCCTAAAATAGCCAGCAAAATCAGCCTTTTTTCCAGCAAAGAAATTAGGCACTCAAATTTTTTGAGGGGGGGGGATCAAACATTTTTCCCCTGCAAAAACGCCAAAAATCCGGTTGGCAGATGTGGTCGAATTGACGATCATCGCCAAATACCCCCCAAGATTACCAAAAATCGATGTTTTTTTGGCAATAAACTGCCCCTGTTTTTCCCGCTGCCCACAGCGAAAACTCTGATTTTCACCAGCACAGCGCACAGCACAGCGCATTACAGGCGCAGCAGAGCGCATCGGCGCACAGCAGCGCACAGCACTATAGGCGCACAGCAACAAAAAAACCCGCGCAATGGCGGGCTGTGGGTTTAGGTCAAATCAGCATCTAATCGGCGCAGCGCGACATGGTGCAATAAAACGTGGGTTTTACTCATGTGGCGCGTGGGCTGTGCTGCGCTGCGCTTTATTTCGTCAATGGTCAACAGGCGCAACAGGGCGCTGAGATATTCTGAACGTGTCATTACGTCACCTCACAAAAAAAAAACAAAAAACAGGCAAAAAACAGCCCGATACAGGCCGCAAAAAGACAATCAGCGATAACGCTGCGCTGTGATGCTGGTTGATAATGTGACCGCATAAAAACCCCTAAAACAGGCCAAGATTAGCCCGTAAACCCTCACGCGAAGGGTTTACAGATAACCCTAGAATTATGCGGCCTTGATCTTAATAACGCGCATCATTTTTGCACCATGCGCGGGATAGCAAATTAGATCAATCGATTTATCCCAACAGGCTCGACAGCCCGAGCACTTACCCGAATTCTCGTATGCGCGACATAGTGAAACGCCATTGATTTGCTGAAATGTCGCTGCATCGGGGCCAATAGTGGATCCATGCAAACCAGGAATAAAACTACCGTCAATAGAATCGGCGGAAAAACGAACGGAAACATTAGGCAGCTGGCGCATTGCATCAAACACCATGCGGAATTTAGGGAATTTATGCATACGGGTTGGGAGCCAGTGCTTCACCCATGGCGTGCGCTGCATCACCTCAAGCACTTTCTCTGCCAGTGCCAGCGAATATAGGTCACCAGAATCGAGCCAGCGAAAATAACGATCGGTCTCAAGCTCGGCCACCATATCGTCGCACCATTCAATGCGCTGCCAATCGTCGCGATTAGCTAATCGGGGCGCTTTCACGTTGGGATAATTGTAGTTCCCTGTAGTGGCATAACAGCCTTTACAAGCATCAACCAGCACACCAGGCGACTCAATAGAGCCAGGGCACGTGTCAATAGCCTGTAGCGACCAGCTGCGAATACCATCCAATTTTGACGTTACAGAAATACGAATTGTCATTGTGAATTCTCCAAAAGGTTAAATTTATTGTGAAAGTGCTTTATTGATACCAAAAACCAAAGAATCGATATCTTTGGCCCATTGATTTACTTCGCCCGTGTAGTCCTTTAAGTGCTTTGCAGTGCGATACATATAGCCCAATGATCCAAAGCTTTCAGTATTTACGTACACGATACGATCACCTAGCGATATAAACCCGCTGCAACCCCTTTTATCGCCATTTATGCTTATGTTTTTTAATGAAACGCTATGCGCTGCAGTGAATCGGTTTTTCAATTTGGTTGAGAGAATGATCATTTTGAATGCTCCAAAAGGTTAATAGAAGGTAAAAGTTTACCCTCTTACCTATATAGCATAATAGAAACGTGCCAGCTTTTAAAAAAGCCTTATAAATCAACCACTTAGCACATCTAAGAAAAACCCTAATGTGTTTATATACAGTAGTTTTTATGCGTTAAGTGCATAACGTACTTGAAAATGCACAATCCAAGCGCATCGAAAAAAAACCTTTAACCTTAGGCCATTAGCTGCCCTGAACGTATAGTCTGACACCATAAAGACACGGGTTAAAACTTTGGCCTATCAATCCGCGCAATCCTAAGCACTCAGGCCTAGTTTGTCTCTCATAACAGTAAGGGAAAACATATAGGCGCATAGGGTTTGGGATATCGGGAAACGTCAGACTGGCTAACAAAAAACCCTTTGAATGATCGGGCACCCTTCCCCCGAGTAAATCATTCCCCCTGATTTAATCTAAACCACCCCCCCAGTCCTGGCATCAGACCCCCCCAAGCAGAGGGGGTACCCCTGCGGATTGTGCGGAAAGAGGGGGGCCGGTCACCCATTCCCAAAATTTCTACAAAAACTTTTACCCCAACATTTACCCAATGCAGCAGTCATGGAAAAACACCTATACAATTCCCTGTATAAAAATTTTTACCCAAAACTTTTTTGGAGCATTGCAATGGAATCTCAACGTGAGTGGAAATTAGCGCATCCTCTTGAAGATGTGACTGAGATCGTCAACATGGCGGATCAATACTTTGTGGATACTGGAGGCATTCTCCAGAAGAACAAAGAGATATTCCGTAAGAATGTTACTGTTGCGTCTACTGTCCAACTGTTTGACAAGACCAAAGAGTTCTTGGCAGTGTGTCGGGAAACCAAAGAGGATAGTGAGCGAATGCTGGCTTACTGCTGGTTTGACAGGTTTGGGTATACGACCTACTCCCACGAAGAGATTTCCAACGCCAAATTCCACCATGTTGAACCAGACCTGTCTGCAAGGCTCAAAATACGCCTTATTGACGAAATGATTGACCAACATATACTATGGGCAGCAAATTGTGGAATTCCGGTCATTTGCTCTACCAGCATTCGACCTGAACACGATGTGTTTATGAGGCTTCACAAACGGCGTGGGTTTACTGTCAACGGCTCCTATGCTTGGATACGGACTGAAGAAGGATTGAAATGCTTGACGAAATAAGGCCAGAAGGTAAGACTGTTTCTACTGAAAAGCAGAAAGAGTACGCTCGGGCTTATTCTGCTAAAAAACGTGCCGAGAAACGGGCGCAGAAGCTGGCTACTGGACAAGCATTGCCAAAAGAACCCAAACCAGCAAGCCACTCTCCTGGACGACCAAAATCCGTGGTTAATCGGGTTACCGAGTATGGTGCTTTGTTTAACAAACTCAATGATGAACATATTGCTAAAGGGTTCCCGCCCTTGAAGACGGCTATGGAAGTTCTTATTGAGGCTATGCAATCTGATGAACTAGATATTAAAGATAAGGCTAAAATCGCTGATAAGCTGGCTCCCTTTGAATCTAGTCGTGCGCCAATCATCTCGATTGAACACGTTCAGAATATCAACAAAGAAGAAGAAGTTACGGCTGATGACGCTTTGGAAGACTTTATGGAATCACTTAGAAAGGTGTAATATGCCGCTAAAATCTGGTACATCAAAGAAAACCTTTGAAAAAAATATTAAGACTGAAATTAAGGCCGGTAAGAAGCCTGACCAAGCCGCCGCCATTGCTTACGCAATGAAACGTGATTCTGACGATAAACGCAAAAAGAAGGGTTAATCCTATGTCTACCAATTTCTTGTACGCCCAAGCGCCTAATCGCAAGGGTAATCAATCCAAGCATCCTGCTGAACACAAGTCTGTTCCTAGCGGTTCTGGCAAACTGGCTACTCCTGCTGGCAATCAAGGCGCTCCCAAGGTGCGCGATCCTTTTGGTAACAACAATGCTCCCGCTATGAAGCAATCTGTTAAGTTGTCCAAGCCCGTTGGTTATGATGGCGCTTGCCACAATGATGGTTACATGAATAGTGACCGTAAAAACTATTTGAAGTGAGGTTAATATGTCTGCATACGGAACCGTAATCTCTGGCGGTAAACAGATGAGCAAAGGTCTTACAAAAGGCATTAATGACAAACTGGATGGCCTTGCTGACCGCCGTGAGCGTTCGCAAACCATTGCGACTTCTGTCAACAATGCTTACAAGGTAAATACCCTGTCTGAGCAACACACTCAAGATATTAATGGTGGCAAGTTCACCGCTGGCAAACGTCCCGCAAAGGTCTAATATGATTATCGAAGCATTTAAACGCGATATTGAAAACAAAATTTGGGCTATCGAAGGCGAACTAAAAGTTCTCCTGCACGATGCATTCATTGCTCTTCACAAACCACAAGTTGGTGATGAGATTGACCACAATAACATTGAACCCCCTGCTAACCAATAAGGAATTTTATGGCAACGTATGATATTGAATCGCTTAAGGAAGACCTGCCAACTGCAAAAGAGTTGGCACAGTTTGTGTATGACAAGACTAACATTTCGTTAGACCTAATTGGTAAGCCAAAAGCAGACCAATACTTGGCGGCAAAAAACGCCCTTGAGGGGAAAAAGATTCCCGCTGAATACATTAGTGATGTAAATCCCTATGTAGACAAAAAAGAGTTGATCCCGCAGGATGAGTTGCCTCCTTTGCCAGAGCGTCCAAAAGATTTGCCTGGCATTGATAGCCGCATTCACTTCTTTGGTGCGACTAATATGCCCCATCCTCTTGATCCACAATCTGACCGCAAAGTCCAAATCGACTTCTATAAGTACGATAACGGCGCTATTACATACCAAATCAATGGCCCTGTTGAACAGATCGCTATTGGTGAACGTATCAACAAGTATGGCGTTAAGCAGCCTGAGCGTTATGGTTGGATTGATCCTCGTACTGAAGAAATCCTACTCAAGCGTCCCGATGGAACTTTTACTGAAAAAGGTCGCGGAATCTACGCTTACTGCATTGGCGAAAAAGGCGGCGGTATTTGGCCCTTGATTGACCGTAACTTCTTGGCTCATATTGAGAAGAACGTCACTAATCCTTGGGCGTAATGGAAGACTACGCTGTTCTTTTTCGGCAAAAACTATCTGGTCAAGCAGAGGTATGCGCTCGTAAAACTTTGGAAACATTGCAGAAAGACCTGCAAGGGGCAAAAGCCCTTTCTCCGGAAGACATTTACTACCTTACCTCTGCTGCCCAGATACTTTTAACAATGCGCGATTACTATGGCAAAGAGTGAAGCCAGTAGTTACATTCAGCCCATTTACAAAGAACGTGCGTTAAAGCATTTGGTTAAACTTGCTGGTGGCAAACAATACCTCAAGTATTTGGATGAAGACCAGATAAGGGCGATGCACGTTGCAAGGGACAAGATTGCAAAAGATATGCAATTTAATACCTTAAAGTGGTTTCGTCCTTTTCCTTACCAATCAAAATTCTTTGAAACCGGCGCAAAATATTCTCGCCGTGGCATGATTGCTGCTAATCGTGCTGGTAAAACAATCGCGTCTACCTATGAAACTGCCTATCATCTGACAGGCAAGTATCCAAAGGATTGGAAAGGCAAGCGTTGGGATAAACCCATCATTGTTATGGCCTCTGGTGAATCTTGGGAACAGGTAGCCAAGACTTTGCAGTCCAAGTTATTGGGTTGTGACGATATCAAGCAGTCCTATAAATTGGGAACAGGTTCAATTCCTCTGGAAGACATTGATGAAAAATCCATACGCACGGACGGCGCAAACGTGTTGGCTATTGAAGTCTGGCACATTACCGGTGGAAAATCAAAACTCTACTTTTCGAATTACACGCAACAAGTCCGACACCTGCAAGGATTTGAACTCGACCTCGTTGTCCTTGACGAACAACCGCCAGATGAGACTTTTTCAGAACTTGTTGTCCGTACAGCATCTAGAAACGGACAGGTTATCTGTTCCTTCACCCCACTAAAGGGTTTATCAGGGCTTGTACGCAAGTTCTGGGACAACATTGAGGGCTACTGCCACGTTCGGGTTACATGGAACGACATTCCCTATGAAAACGAATGGGGTGAACCATTCTTTTCCAAGGAAGAACGTGAGCAATTGTCCCGAGACTTTATGCCTTGGGAGCGTGAATGCCGTATAAATGGTATCCCAATGGTAGGCAAAGGCGTTGTATTCCCAATGCTCAAGTGGCCTACTTACAAAGGAATTGACGTTGACCTTAAATCTAATGAAAAAATGGAGCGTCTTATTTCTTTTGACTTGGGAATTAAGAACGACCCGACTGTTATCTCGTTCCTTTTCCGCGATCCTGTCGAGGAAATTATTTATCTTCATCGCCAAATTACCGTTCCTCAAGGAGAAACCCCTGACGAGTACGTCCATTACTTACTTGACAGAGAATCTCGCAATGTACCAATTGCTTTACCGCATGACGCGGGCACGGCTGGTCGTTATACCCTTACAGAACAATCTGTTCGTGAAGTCTTTGAAGACAATTACAATCTAAATTGCATTCCTGGCGCTATTCTTAACCCGCCAAACGATCAAGGCAAGGTTACAAACCACATTTCCTATGGTATTAACGTCATGCGTACCGGAATGGAACGTGGGACTTTTATGATTAATGAATCTTGCGTGGAGTTTTTGGATGAAGCCAGAAACTACGCCATTGACGATGCCGGTAAGTTCCTTGGTAAAGATGACCACATAGATTCTGCTCGTATTGGTATACTCGCATTAATTCAAGGTCATGGTGAATCAATGGTTAGCCGCGCTAATACTTTTGCAAGACGCAGACCAGAAGCCTTGGACGGCAAAGTCCAGCGAATATAGGATACAAAATGCTTGATAAACAAAATCTGATTGTCCCCTACATTGAGGCTCCTGCCGGTAATAAGGGCATTGAGTTCCAAGTCGCCCATGAAGTTTATTTGAAGATGGTGGATTACTTGCGATTGACGCAAGCTAAGAACACTTTCAACCGCCTTTCTGATTACCACTACCTGAATATTCCGGTAAGTAACTCAACAGAACCAATCCGAGGCATTGATTACATTCACCCTGTAGTCACACCTGGCGTTGATTACGCTACAGCCATCATTACCAAGTGCCTGATGCCAAACGGCAAGGTTAACTTTGAGTTTGAACGCTTTAGCGAACAAGACACAGACCAGTCCAATCAAGCGACAGAGATGGTTAAGTATATGCTTAACAGTCGCAATGATTCCTATCAGATTATTCGGGATTGGGCGCAAGATTCCTTGTTGCACAAAAACGGCATTGTGATGGTTTCTCCCGTGCGTGAACCTATTACGCAGTACAAGGAAGTTACCGGCACTAAAGACCAATTGCGGGTCTTTGAAACAATGGCTGGTGAAAAAGGTCTTACTGCCAAACGCCAAGAAATGAAACTGGCAGATGTTGACCTACAAGGTGCAATTGAGCAAGCCGCAGCCAATGGCGCTCCTACTAGCGAAGACTTGACTGATGCCTTAAATAAAAACAAGGTTTACAAGGCCAAGTACAAACTTACTGGATACTCTACAACCGTCCGAGTCAAACACGTTGCTCAACATTACTTTGTTTGCAACCCAACAATCTCTGGCATTCAAGACCAAGACTTTGTTGGCTTTTACGATCCAATGACGATCCATGAGTGCAAAGCGCAGTTCCCATACGTTGACCTTGAGAAACTGGCAGATCACGCTGCTTACGGCCCTGCCGGAGCATACCAAGCTGGCGCTTTGGAAAACGATTTGGCTCTTCATGCCCGTGACTCAACTCCCGTTCCAGGCCAAGGTGTAATTGCTTCTGCTGGCGCTGACCGCTACAGCCGAGTCATTATGCTGACTACCGCATGGATTCGCAAAGACGTAGATAACGATGGCGAAGAAGAAATCATTGAAGTTTGCTTCTCCGGCTCGTATGTTTTGTATGTCAAAGAAGTAGACTTTATTCCTTTGGCCTCCATGTGTCCCAAGCCAATTACTGGTAACTTCTTTGGTTACTCATTGGCTGAACGACTGGTTCCCATGCAGGAATACGCCACTTCCATTGCACGGGCTGAAATGTCGTTTGCCATGCAAGCGTCTACGCCCCGTATCGGCGTAAATCCAGAGTTTATTGATGCGGAAGAAATCCAACGTGGCGTATCTGCCATGTTTATTTTGGATCGCAAGTTTGACCCGTCTAAGCACATTTACGAATTTGGAGCAATGCAGGGTAACCTAGCTTATGTCCAATCGTCTATGCAGCGGTTTGAGTCCGACAAGATGGCGATTATTGGCATGACCAGCCCAAGTGACGTTATGAATCCTGAAGTGATGAAGGATGGAAATAGCGGCTTTAAGTTGCAACTGGCTATGGGGCCAAACCAACTTATCCAAGATGAGATGGTTAAAAACTGCGCTATTGGTCTGCGGGATGTAATCTACATTGTGTGGAAAACTTTGGTTCAGTATTCGGACGATTACAACATTCAGCAATTGGCTGGCGTATGCGCTCAAGGCAAACCATTTATGGATGCTATTTCCATCCAGAACTTTGAGTTTATTGACCGCCGAATGATTAACATTGACATGGCATTGGGATTCCTGTCGGATGAAAACCGCCTTACCCGTCAACAATTGATTGTTCAGGCTCAAGGTGCATTTACTCAAGCCATGATGCAGATTGACCCATCAGTTCCAGAATTGTTTATCAAGGCTCGTAAGCCTTACGAAGATACTTTGCGAGTATTGGGTGTTAAGGATGTGGATAGCTATTTGCCGACAATGGAAGAAGCGGCTAAGATTGCCCAAGCCAAGTCACAGCAGCCTCCAAGCCCTGAACAGCAAGAAATTAGTTCTAAAGTCGCAGTTAATACTGCAAAAACTGAAGAAATTGCGGCTAATACTGCATTTACAAAGCGTAAGACTCAGGATATGGATACTGACGATTACTTTGAATCATTGGCTGCTAAACGTGGCAAACTTAGCGCCCAAGAAGTTGATTAAGGATTGAAATGAAAAGCCTAGTATTGAATATCAGAAGCTACTTTAACAAGCGAACAAAAATTAAAGATTCACGAAAGGAAGCGGATGCAACACGAAGAACTCTAGTTATTGAAAATGGCGAAAAAGCCAATCGCCTCATGGCAAATGAGGATTTTGCATTGATGTTTAATCTTTACCGATTCCAAATGCTTGAACGCTTGGAAGATAGTAGGGATGACAATGAACGTATTACTAATGCACATTATGTCGCTGGAGTCCGAGATTTTATTTACTTTGTTGAACAACAAGAGTATCTCGGTAAAGTAGCTGTTACACCTAACCTTAAAGAAATGAGTTAAACTTATGTCAGACGTAATCGAGCAATCGACCGCCCCTGAGCAAACTGGAAGCGTGAATCCAGTGGATGCTATCGCTGCCATGATTGCCGCTAACAAGCGTAACAATCCGCAACCCGAAAGCAGTTCACCACCTCCAGCGGGACAAGAGGCTAACCCCTCCCCCGAGGCGGCTCCTGAGAATGGTGCTGAACCTAAAGATGGTAATTCTGAGGAAACAGAAACTGTAGATTCTGAAAATAACGACGAGTCCTCTGATGGAGTAAACGAAGCGGTTAATTTTCTGGACTTTGCAGAGCAGAATCCGAATGTAATGCTGAAGATTCCCAATAAAGACGCAGAAGGCGGCTTTGTGGAGATGACAGCAAGCCGTGCGGCTTCCATTCTGGGTCAAGGAAGTGCTATCCATGAAAATGCTCGTAAACTGAAA